AACAGTAACGGAAACCTTTGTACCAGTCGGGTAGCGGGTATGCATAAATAGGTACTACTACCTGACCTAACTCTAAGTATAACTATCTCCGCACACAAACAAAGGAGATCGTGATGCTTAACTTTCTAAAACGTGTATTCAAAGCTATTGAAGAAGCACAACAAAAACGTGCAGACTATAAGCTACTACAAATGCTGTCTGAGCGTGAACTACGTGACCTAGGCATTGGTCGCTCACAAATCAAGGAAATCATCTATGGCGAGGAATCTAACAGAAAAGCAACAGAAGTTTCTTGAAGTACTATTCGATGAAGCTGGCGGTGATGTTGTTGCAGCTAAGAAACTGGCAGGTTACGCTCCTGAGTCCAGCACTACAGCAGTTGTGGAATCTTTAAAAGATGAAATCGCAGATAAGACACGTACTTACTTTGCTCGTAGTGCGCCCAAGGCTGCTATGGCTATGGTTGGTGCTATATATGACCCTACTGAACTAGGTATCAAAGAGAAGATGGTAGCAGCTAAAGATCTACTTGATCGCGCTGGGCTATCTAAGGTAGACAAAGTTGAGATGACTGCAAGTGGCGGTGTATTCTATCTGCCACCCAAAGAAGGTGAAAATCAATAATACCGCAACGAGACTTGGGGTACTGGCAATTACCTTTACCCCCAAAGAAACACAATAAGGAATGGCATCCTATAGTCAGGGTAACACAGAAGATACCCTTTGGCTATGAGCTAGATCCTGATAACGATAAGCTACTCTTGCCTATTGAGCATGAGCTAGATGCGTTAGAGCTTGCAAAACGACACCTCAAGCAGTATAGTTACCGTGCGGTAGCTCAATGGCTGAGTAAAGAAACAGGCCGCTACATATCACATATGGGCCTAAAGAAGAGAATTGAAGTTGAGCAAAAACGTAGAAAAGCAGCTACAATTAAACGCAAGCTTGCCAAGTGGCTCCAAGAAACCCTTGAGGAGATCGAAAAGCTCGAAACCCAAGGAGTCGGTGCCTACGCAGAGATTAGAGAAGACAGTAGAAGCACCAAGTGAAACTGTCCCAGCGCAAGTAGTATCGCCTGACTTTGACGTAGACATAGCTCAGGATATTGTGTTTAAACCCAACCCCGGCCCTCAAACAAGTTTCTTGAGTGCGTCAGAACGGGAGGTGTTATACGGTGGTGCAGCAGGTGGCGGTAAGTCATATGCGATGCTTGCAGATCCACTACACGGTTTGAATGACCCTAACTTTTCTGGACTACTTGTACGTCACACCACAGAAGAACTAAGGGAACTTATACAGAAGTCTCAGGAGTTATACCCTCGTGCCGTACCAGGAATCAAGTGGAGTGAACGTAAGTCTCAGTGGACTAGTCCAAAAGGTGGACGACTATGGATGTCTTATCTTGACAAAGATACCGATGTCACACGTTACCAAGGACAGGCTTTTAACTGGATTGGATTCGACGAACTTACTCAATGGTCTTCACCTTACGCTTGGGATTATATGAGATCACGTCTACGTAGCTCAGCACAACACTTAGGTTTGTACATGAGAGCTACAACAAACCCTGGCGGTGCTGGGCACCAGTGGGTTAAGAAGATGTTCATTGATCCAGCGCCATCAGGCAAAGCTTTCTGGGCTACTAATATTGAGACAGGAAATACTATTACGTTTCCTGAGAACCACAGTAAGGCTGGTCAACCTTTGTTCAAACGTAGGTTTATACCTGCTTCTTTGTTTGACAACCCATACCTAGCAGAAGCTGGCGACTATGAAGCGATGCTACTCTCACTACCAGAGCATCAACGTAAGCAACTACTAGAGGGTAATTGGGATATAAATGACGGAGCAGCTTTCCCTGAGTTTGACAGAACCAAGCATGTCGTGGAGTCTTTTGAAGTTCCCGAATCATGGGTTAAGTTTAGAGCTTGCGACTACGGTTACGGATCTTACACAGGGGTTATCTGGTTTGCTGTCGCACCCGATGAACAGCTTATTGTATATAGAGAACTCTATTGTTCTAAGGTTACTGCTACAGATTTAGCAGATATGATACTAGACTTAGAGAAACACGATGGTGGTATGAGATACGGTGTGCTCGACAGTTCTTTATGGCATAACCGTGGCGACACTGGGCCATCACTAGCAGAGCAGATGATCATGAAAGGTTGTAGATGGCGGCCCTCAGATCGCTCACGCGGCTCACGTGTCGCAGGTAAAAACGAAATACATAGGCGGTTGCAAGTAGATGAATTTACTGAGAAGCCTCGTCTTGTGTTCATGGATAACTGCACAAACACTATTGCGCAGATACCAAGCATTCCTCTGGATAAGCGCAACCCAGAAGATGTAGATACTAACGCAGAGGATCACTTGTATGATGCTTTACGTTATGGGGTTATGACAAGACCGCGCAGCAGCATCTGGGACTACAACCCAGCAACACAACGCACAGGCTTTCAGGCTAGTGATACAACATTTGGATACTAAGTATGGCAGAACAAGAAGAAATGTTTGAGACAGATGAAGTCGTAGCTGCAGAGAGCAGTGACGATAGTATCTTTGCAGAAAGATCTAGTGTAGTTACTTTTGTTAAAGATAGATACAATCGTGCTGAAGACGCACGTTACGCAGATGAAACACGGTGGCTAAAAGCTTATCGTAACTATCGCGGCATCTATGGCTCAGACGTACAGTTCACTGACACAGAAAAGTCACGTGTGTTTGTTAAGGTTACTAAGACTAAGACACTCGCTGCATACGGACAAATCGTAGACGTACTATTCGGCAACAACAAGTTCCCACTATCTGTTAACCCATCTATTCTGCCAGATGGTGTATCAGAAGCTGCACACATCAACATTGATCCTAATGCAGATAAAGCGGGTGGCTCACTTGCTGCCATTACAGAACAACGCCCAGCGCAACCCTATCTTATAAGTGGTGAAACTAAATTAGAACCAGGTGAGACACTTGTAGATCTACAGGCACGTCTAGCTGGTATGCAAGGTAAACTAGAAGGTGTGTCTGATAAGATTGTTGAAGGTGAAGGTACAACACCTACTACAGTTACATTCCATCCTGCTATGGTAGCAGCTAAGAAGATGGAGAAGAAGATACACGATCAGCTACAAGAGAGTGGTGCATCTACACACCTACGCTCTATGGCTTTTGAAATGGCACTACTTGGTACAGGTGTCATGAAGGGTCCATTCGCTGTAGATAAAGAATATCCTAACTGGAATGAAGAGGGTGAGTACGATCCTCTTATTAAGACAGTACCAGAATGTAGTCACGTTTCTGTGTGGGACTTCTACCCTGACCCAGAAGCAAAGTCTATGAATGATGCAGAGTATGTTGTTGAGCGTCACAAGATGTCACGCACACAGCTACGCGCATTAAAGAGTCGTCCTTACTTTATGGATGATGCAGTAGACATGGCTGTATCTAAAGGCCCAGACTACGTACAGAAGTACTGGGAAATGACAATGGAAGACGACGACACTCAGCCTACTTCAGAGCGCTGGGAAGTGTTAGAGTTCTGGGGCTTTGTAGATGTAGAGCTACTAGAAGAGCACGGAGTTAAGATCCCATCAGAACTAAAAGATTTAGACGAAGTAAACGCAAATGTGTGGATTTGTAACGGTGAAGTACTACGTATGGTACTAAACCCATTTAAACCTGCACGTATTCCTTATTATGCAACCCCTTATGAACACAATCCTTACAGCTTCTTTGGTGTAGGTATTGCTGAAAACATGGATGACACGCAGACATTGATGAATGGTTTCATGCGTATGGCGATTGATAACGCTGCACTATCAGGTAACCTTATCATTGAAGTAGACGAGACTAACCTCGTCCCAGGGCAAGACCTCTCCGTGTATCCAGGTAAAGTGTTTAGGAGACAGGGAGGGGCACCTGGTCAAGCTATCTTTGGCACCAAGTTCCCTAATGTTGCTGGTGAAAACATGCAACTGTTTGATAAAGCGAGAGTATTAGCAGATGAATCAACTGGCTTCCCTTCCTTCGCACATGGTCAGACAGGCGTATCAGGAGTTGGTCGTACTGCCTCTGGTATTTCTATGCTTATGTCTGCTGCCAACGGCTCTATCCGTACAGTAGTAAAGAACGTAGATGATTATCTTATTCGCCCTCTAGGTAAGGCATTCTTTGCTTTCAATATGCAGTTCGACTTTGATGAATCTATTCGTGGTGACTTAGAGATTAACGCATCTGGTACTGAAAGCTTGATGGCTAATGAAGTACGCTCCCAGCGCCTAATGCAGTTTTTACAAGTGGCACAGAATCCAGTGCTTGCACCTTTTGCTAAAATGGATTATATTATACGTGAGATTGCTAAGAGCATGGACCTTGACCCAGATAAGGTTACTAACTCTATGGCAGATGCTGCTATCCAAGCAGAGATTCTCAAAGGATTCCAAGCACCAGCACCTACACCTGAGCAAGGCGTAGCAGGTCCAGAGGGACAGGGGCCACAAGGTGTTGCGGATACATCTGGAGGTGGGGGATCACAAATGGGTATAGGCACAGCGCCTGTCCCAGGAGAACAAGGATTCACTGGTAATGAACCTCAAGCAATGGGTTAATGACAAAGATTTTGTAGATGCTCTTAATGCACATCTAGATGATCTTATATATCTACAACATAAAATAATGGAACAGGCTACAGAGCCAGCCATATTCTATAGAGCGCAGGGTGCAATAACTCAACTGCGCAAACTAAAGCTACTCAGGGAGACTGTAAATGGCGGTTGAGAACGAAATGGAAGCGGTATTCAAATCCAGCCGCGCAGAGAAAGACCCTGTGTCTGGTAATGATGTGCCACCAGGATCGCTACCTGAAGAGGTACGTGATGATATCCCAGCGCAACTAAGTGAAGGTGAATATGTGGTACCCGCTGACGTTGTTCGATACTATGGCGTTAAGTTCTTTGAAGACCTACGTATGCAAGCTAAGATGGGCTTTGCAGAGATGGATGCCCAAGGCCGTATAGGTGGAGAGCCTATGGATGGCATGGAGATTGTAGAACCTGAAGATGACCTGCCTTTTGATTTAGAAGACTTAGAAGTTATTGAAGTAATAGAAATGGACGAGGGCGGTGACGTTGCTAGACGTGGCATGATTACTGCTGGAAGTCCTGATGATCCGTTAGGCGCTTTAGGATTAGGCGCAGAAGGTATAGGCTTAGGTGCTACCGCATCTAATGTAGAAATGCGTAAGTACGTTAATGAAGATGGCAACGTTTTGATGGTCATGTTTATTAATGGTGAACCTGTTACACCCATCCCTGAAGGTTACTTCTTAGAAGAGTCTGATGTAGTAGAGTCTGGAGAAACAGTAACATCAGGAGGTACGGTATCCCAAGCACCTGCCGCTTCTGCACAACCCGTTTATCAAGACGATAATGATCGCGGCCCTAATGTAGAACCTCCAGAGGCTATAAACTATGAAGAGCTTACTCTAGATGAATTATCTTCTATGGTGGATGATCAAGCTTCACCTAAAGGTAACGCAGCAGCATTAGCCTTTGGTGCCATTAATCCAATCATGGGCGTAGCTATTAAGTTAGCTTTGACAGATCAGAATAGACGAATAGGCAATGAGTTGCGGCGTAGACTAGAATCTACAACTCTTACTGCACAAGAGCGTGAAAAAGTTACAGGACTCTTAGAACAACATGAAGCAGAGAAGCCCAACTTTTTAAAACAAATACTCGCAGGTTTCAAGGGAGAGACTTACACACCAGAGGTTACACCTGCTAGTGTAACTCTACCGACTACACCTACACCTGAAGGACTACTAGACCTTTCTGTAGATGAAATGGCTAAACAAATGGCTCCTCCTGAACAGTTTTCAAGAGAAGAGTATCAACGCGCTCAAGAACGCAAAGCTCGTAAGGAACGTGAAGCTGCAGAAAAAGCTGCTGCAGAAGAAGCGGCACGTCAACGTGACGCACAAGCAGCGGCTGCTAAATCTTCTTCGGCTGAGTACTCCTCTTCAGGTTCAGAATCTGTTATACAACAGATGAGAGATAGAGGGGCATCAGAATCAGCTATCAAAGAAGCAGAAAAAGAATCAGAAAAAGTAAAAGGCGCAGTATCTGATATAAACAGAGGCATTCAACGTGGATTTAAGAAAGGCGGCTTAGCTTCTAAGAAAAAGAAATAATCCGTAATAACTATAATGGCTTACCCGCTACGGCGGCCCCAACATAAAGGAGAACAATATGTCACAAGCCGAACAAGTTGATATTAAAACAGAGGTTATCAACGCAGCACCCCATCTACGCAATCAAGCACGTATTGATGCAGACATGGCTGAACTAGAAGCTCTTAAAAAGCAAGCACGTGGTGAAACAGATGAAACAGAAGAAGAAGCTGTTGAAGCTGAACCCGATAGCGAAGAGCCTACGCCAGAGCCAGTACAGGCAGAGAGTGATACCAAACAAAAAGAAGAACCCAAAGCTGAAGCACAAGAAGATGATTCTGAACTAAGTGCTGAAGAAAAGTCCTTCAAGAAACGCTACGGTGATATCCGTAAGCACATGCAAGAAAAGGATGCAGAGTATAAAGCCCAGCTAGAAAAGCTAGAAAAGCAACTAGAAGCTGCTACCAAGAATGAGCTTGTACTCCCTAAGTCTGACGAAGAGATCGAAGCTTGGGCTAAACAATACCCTGACATTGCTGGTATTGTAGAAGCTATTGCAGCTAAAGAAGCAGATAAGAAAGCCTCAACCTTAGATGCACGTCTAGCAGAGATAGAAGAGCTACGTGCTACAGCTAAACGTGAAAAGGCTGAAGCTGAGTTAACACAGATGCACCCAGACTTCATGAAGATACGTGAAGACGATGCATTCCATACGTGGGCAGAAGATCAACCTAAATGGGTTCAAGATGCCTTGTATGAAAACACTGATGATGCTAAATCTGTCTCACGTGTAATTGATCTGTATAAAGCAGACAAAGGTATTACTACTAAGAAAGTTAATACTGCAGACAAAGACGCTGCAAGCTCTGTAAAGAGTAAACGCTCAGCGCCACCAGAGGCAGATGACACATCAAGCTATCTACGTGAATCTCAGGTAGCTAAGATGAGTATCAAGGAATACGAGAAGCGCCAAGAAGAAATCATGGACGCTCAACGTAAAGGCAAGTTTATTTATGACTTGTCAAAGAAGTAGTTGACATCTAAGAAAAGATGAATACAACTATGGCATATACACAACACAAAAGTGTGTATGCTTTTAATAAGCACTAGCCACACAAAGAACTACCTCCAAGTATAGGCCCAGCGCAACGAGAAAGCGCATTCTCAAAGCATAGCTGACTACCCTAATATGACGAGCCTCTTAAGTGGATATGTAGTGTCTAATACTCACGCCATATCTATAAGGAGAATTAACTATGGCTATTACTTCCGCATCAGGAGGTTTCGACGGTAACTGGTCTCCAGTAATCTATTCGAAACAGGCACAGATTGCCCTACGTAAATCTGCTGTCACAAACGCGATTACAAACAACTCTTACTTCGGTGAGATTGCTAACCAAGGCGATGTTGTTCGTATTCAGAAAGAACCAGACGTAACTGTTAACGCTC